GATATATCCCACTTAGTGCTTAAAGTATATTGGAAAACAGCACCATTATCTCCTCCTAAAAAATACATCTCACTACCATCTGGTTTAATAAACAATCCATATGTATTTGTATCTCTACCACTAATATTTATAGATTTAGAATCATAAGTTGCAGTGCTAACATCCCATGCAGTACTTAAAGAATATTGAAAAATTATATCATAATGAGCTCCGAGCATATACATTTTAGTTCCATCTGGTCTAAATGACAAACTAAATACAGTAAAATCTTCTGGTTGAATATCTTTACTTTTACTATCATAAGTTGCAGTTGATACATCCCAAGCAATTGATAAAGTATATTGGAAAACTGAATGATTTTGAAATCCTGCAATATACATTTTAGTTCCATTTGAATTAAAAAATATATCAAGTGGTGATGTATCTTCACTACTAACGTCTTTAGTTTTAGTGTCATAAACTGCAGTTGAAATATCCCATTCTGTACCTAATGAATATTGATAAACTGATGCATGTTCTTCACCTGTAATATACATCTTACTTCCATCAGGTTTGATAAATATACCATATGGATATATTTCTTCACTACTTGTATCAAAACTTTTTCCTTCATAAGTCGCTGTTGATACATCCCAACCTATCATCCCATGCTCACCTTATTTAAAATTTTATCTTGAAGTGCTTCTGCGATTTCATCAGGGTCTGTTCCATAAACATTTCCTTCTATAATTACTGTTAATCCAACTCCACCTCTTGTTGCTATTAAAGTATCTTGTGGATGTGTTCTGATTATTTGTCCACTTGGTTTTATAATCGCATCACCTACTGTTGTTGGTTGATATCCTTCTCCACCAAACAACTTTGATATTCCTCCAAAAATCCCACCTAAAAGTCCACTTGCCGCTTTCGCTATAAATTCTAAAATCATTCCTAAAAACTCAGCAATAGGTGCTAATATTTCTAATAATGGAACTAACATTTTTACAAGCAAAGCAATTACAGGAATCAATGGTCTTATTGCATCCATAATAGCATCAAGTAATACAAATCCAATATCCATAAGAGGTTCCAACAATGGCATTAACGCATCCCACAATTCCATAAATATTCCCATAAGTTTAACTAATAACTCTGTTATTTTTGGTAAAATTGGTGCAAGTCCTTGAATAGCTTTTGTTAAAAAATCTCCTATAAGTGGAATTAATGGTTTTATTGCTGGAAGTACATCATCTTTAATAACTTTAAATAAATCTACTAAAACAGGAATTAATTCTTTACCTAAATCTTCAAATAATAACTTAGATTCATTTTTTAATATCTGTACTTGTGATGCAAATGTAGCATATCTTTTTTCTGCTTCTTCTATTAAAGCTGTATTTTCTTCCCAAGCTTTCGCACTAACATCTAAAGTTTTATTTACCAAATCCCCTGCTCCTGCTAATCTTAACAATGCGTCTCTTTCCCTTATAGATTGTACTCCTAATTCTTCTAAAACTGCAAACACATTTCCTCCTTCATCAATAGTTTGCTTAAGTCCATCAATTAAAACAACCAACGCCTTTGCAGGTTCATTTTTCCATTTAGTAGCAAATTCCTCAGCGGACATTCCAGCTGTTGCTGCAAATACATCAAGTGTCTCTCCACCATCTGCTACAGCATTTGCTATTTTAATCATAGTCCTTGATACAGCACTTCCACCCATTTGAGCTTCAATACCTACAGCACTTAAAGCAGCAGCAAGTCCTAACACATCTGTTTCTGTCAATCCAACTACCCTTCCTGCTCCCGCTAACCTCATACTCATTTCTGTTATTTGTGTTTCATTAGTAGCAAAATTATTACCTAAATCAACAACTGCTGCACCTAATTTATCAACATCTTTTAAAGACATACCCATAATATTAGCAAATCTTGCAAAGTCAGTTGCTGCTGCCTCTGCTGTTAAACTTGTTGTAACTGAAATATCTGCAATAACTTTAGTAAATTTTGAAATATCTTCAACACCTTGTACACCTAACTGTCCTGCAATTTCACCTATTTTAGATAATTCCACAAATGTAACAGGTATTTCTGTAGTTAATGTTTTAAATCTATTTTCTAAATCCTCAAATTCTTTTTCTGATAATTCAACTGTTTTTCTAACACCTGTAAATGCAGTTTCAAAGTCAGCAGCTGTTTTAACTGATGCAATTCCAATACCAGCAATTGCTGCAGCCATTATAAGAGCACCTGTAGCAGCAATTTTACCCACTTTAGCTATTCCTAAACTCGCCTTAGTAAATACACCACTAAACCGGTCTACACCTCGTATAACTATGTTTATTCCTGCTCCTCCTATTGCACCACCTAACAAAGCTGCTCCTACTGCCATTATCTATGTCTCCCTTTAGGTCTTTTCATTTTTCTCTCCATTTTCTTTCTTTCCCTTGCACATTTATTTATATAAACAATTGAGGCATTATAATCTGCGAATGACATTTCCCTTATATCCTTAATACTCCAACCATAGAACTTACATACACTTAACTCACTTTCTCTTCTACGGTTGGCTTCTGAAAATCTGCTGTAAAACCATTAACTTCATTTACTGTTTTTTGTAATTTCACACCTTCTTTAAAAGGAATCTTTTCAACTTCTTCATCAGTTAAATCAGTAGAAAATATCATAATTTTCTTAATCTTTTCTGATGGTGTTTTGCATTCTTCTAATGATACTCCCTGCATATATGTCATTTCTTTTACAATAACTTTCTTTCCATTAATTTCTATTTCTTTTTCCATTTTAAAATATAGCTTTAAGTAATAACTTTATTAACCAAACAAGAAATAACATTGTTGTTAATGAAATTCCAACTAACAAAATGTAACTTATTATTTTCTGTGTTAAGTTAAGTTTCTTCTTTTTCTTAAACAATTTTATAATACCTCCTTACAATTACTACCAAGCATTATAGTCAACAACTGCATCATGAACAGATGCTTCTATATGTTGTGGTACAATAGTACAAGTTTGTTCGTGTAATCCTTCAACTGGACTTGGTACTTCCATATCAGTAATCCTACAACCACTCATAACTATGTATGCACTTCCTGCTGTTGCCTCCATTTTAACTAAAGCATTAAATGTACTTCCACCTATGTAATAATCTTTATAAAATGTTTCTGCATTATCATTATCCATAAGAAAGGTTGAACTTACTTCATAGTCTCTATTCAAAGGTATTGGTATTTCAATTGTTCTACTTCCATTTAAAGGATATCTTGCTTCCAAATTATTATTGATTGTTAAACTAAAATCTGTACAATTTGGTACATCTGTTCCAGAAGGTATTTGAACTGCAATATCACTCCAAGTATAAGGTTTTGTTGTAGTTGGTGCTACTGCTGTAACTAAACCTGAACTAAAACCTACATCTTGTGCTTTGTATCCAATATCAACTGATACTAACTCACCTGCAGACATAGATATTCCCATTGAATCAACCATACAACCTTTAAAAGTTCTTATGAAATTACTTCCTGTCACTGCTGATGGTGTTTTCTTACTATCTTCCAAAGTAAAACTACTTAGAGATTGTGATTTTACATGAACACTTTCATCGTCACTATTTGATTCTATCATAACATGTGAACCTGCTGCTGCTGTCTCAGGACAACTTCCAATAGCAAATGCTAAAAACTTCCAATCTTGTGGATAGTAAGTAAATGTCCCTACATAATCTAAAGGACCATCTACAAATGTATCTACATTTCTATCTGTACTACCTTGATATCTTATAGAAACAACACCTGCACCTTCATCTGGAGTATGGTCTTGAACTAATCCAATCCATTCTCTTGAACCTGCTGTTACATATGATTGGTCTGCATAAGTTCCACTCTCATAAAAAAATGCTAACTGATTTTGGTCTGCTAAAAATTTATATCCCATCACTTATATACCTCCTTACAATTCTTTTTATGAACATATGAATAAATATTCCACAGTCATTACTTTTGACTTAATACCAATCTTTCCTGGTTCGTCAACATTAACTACGGATTTTAATTTAAAATCATGAAGATTAGCTCCAGTTATGTCATCTCCACTAAATTGATTTGTTCTTAGGTAATTATAAACAGAATCAAATAATTCGTCTCTACTTTTTACATCTTTTGTCCAAATTCTAATCTCTAAAGGTAATATTATAACTGTTCCTTCTGATTGCATACCCAACCTTATTGGTTGTGATATGCCAGAATCAACTATTGTAATCATAGGGTATATGACGTTTATTTTAGGATAAGATGTATAAACTCTTGTACCAACACCTGTGAATGATTGTGCTTTAATCTTATCTCTAATAAAATTAACAGTATCTGCTACAAAAGTAGAACTGCTTACACTTGTTATTGTCATTTGTCTCGCTTGACTCCTTAAGTTAATCGCTTTTAACTTAATAATAAAAATAAGAAGTTATTTAAATAAAAATGGTTTTTAATTATATAATTTTATAAAAAAAATAGGTTATATATTATATTAACTAACCGAAAAACTATTGTTACAACACTTTAAAACAAGGATTATCTATATATAAGAATTAGATTTTACCAATTTTGATTTCTTTCTGAATTATCCCCTTAACTTCACCTTTAGTCCTTGCTTCTGTATTTCTAAAATGTCTCCTCGGATTAATTTTACTTGTCCCATATTCTAAATGAGTTGCTACTTCTTTTGTAGTTGTTGAAGTTCCAGGATAAGTGTCTCCTCTTGGTTCTACTTTTACTTCTGCTTTTTTTATTTTATTAACCACAATAGAGTTTCCAAGTAATCCTGTATCAACTGATTTAGGTTCTGCTCTTCTACCTGCAATAGATTCTTTGACCTCTTCTTGAACATGTCCTCCTGCCTTAATCACACCTAAATCAGCAGAACTTTCAACTTCCTTTTGTGCACTTCTAAGTCTGTGCATTACCATACTCATCCCAGTCATATGTATATCAACAAACTTTCCTCTTCCTCCAACGACTCTCACCATTCTTATATCTCCCCCGATAGCGAACCTGTTGTCAGTCGCCTGATGTATAATTTATTTACTACATCTTCAGCATTTACATTCCAAGTTATAACACCATCTGGTAAAACTCCATATTCATTTGTTGGTGGATTACCTGAAGGAAAACCTATCCTATATGTACCAGAAGTATTAATTGCTCCTCTCACATAAAGTTTTGTATCATTAGTTAATAAATATCCTTGTTCCAAAAGAACTGCATCAGAACTTCCTCTACTCGTGTCTATTGGTAAAGGAATACCACTTACCCACACATCAGTTCCACTTGTTAAAGTTACATTATCATCATAATAACTACCTGCTCCTGCAGTTGAGTTAAAA